CTATCTTTTTTACTTCAGGTGTAGCAGTATTATCTAACTGAAGCATTATTTCATCTTCAGGGCGAATATTATTATGTAATATATCTAATAAACGTTCTAATTCAACATGCTCATTACAAGCTGTAATTGCATAACTAATTGAGGGCATAACTTAATCATTTAATAACTCCTTTTTAGGTTCACTGGGTACTGAATTAGTATCTGTGGATACCCATTGTTTGTATTTGTCAGCTGCTGCTTGTAGATATTCATTTGGTACTTCATAGTCATAGTAAATAACATTGTCATTTACTTCTTTAATCTTTTCCTTCAGTAAATCCCATTGTTTAGGAGTTACATTATATTCATGTGCTCCATCTATAAAACCTTTAAACCAAATTACGAAATCTCTACTTGTCATAGTGAATTTAATTTCATTACTGCTTCAGCAAATTTTTCTCTAGGGAAATGTTCCATCAAATTCATATCTATTCTATGAGTTTGATTTTTTGGAAAACGTGCTTTTTCTTCTTCATTAATAGGTACTAGTGGTGCAACTGTCCACCCCCAAGCATCTTTACTTCCACCATTTGGAAATAATATACCTTTTTCAGGAACATTAATTGTACTAGGATACCATACAAATCCATCTTCATCTATTATTTCTAGATCTTTAATCAATTCAGGAAGTGATTCTTTCGCATTTGTTACAAAATCACTATCTTTAACCATGTGTGAGGTACTACCATACCCACAGTTAAAGCACATCCATTGAATAAATTGTGCATGATGGTATTCGTAGCACATATCAGCGCCACAACAGTGGCATTTTACTAAATTATCTGTCATATTGTAAAATTAAATAGGATTATTTAGAATCCCAAAAATTTCTTAACTTTATCTAAGAAAGATACTTTTGGCTCACTTACTTTAGGTTCATAGTTAGCTACAAAAGGTGTTGCTTCAGGTGCAAAAATAGGATGCTCAAATGATTTTGAGTTTTCTTTCTTTTTTGGAGCTGCTTTTTTCTTAGGAGCCGCTGCTTTTTTAATTTGCTTTTTTTCCATGATTGTTGTTTTGTATATAAATATATGTTATTCTACTTTTTTAAGTTTTGGTAACTTCAATTCAACTTGTTTAGGAAATTCAGGAATATGTTGTTTAATCAATTCGTCTAGTTTCTCAGTCATTTTATCAAGTGAGAAGTTTTGTTTATTTTTATATGCGAGACGTTTCGCTTTTTCAGCATAATCTTTATAATTTTCAAATACATCATTTAATGCATGACCTGCTTGATTATCATCTGGTTTAAACCACTGTGCATCTGGAAGTATAATATTTTGAACAACAGTACTAGGGTGTACTTTGTTTAGTTTACCTCCTACTAATCCACTAAAATCAGGGCTAAGAAAATCCATGTGTCCGCTCCATCCACTAGCAATAATTGGTTTGCCTATTATACTAAATTCAAGTAATGGTCTACCAAATCCTTCACCTTTAGTAAATGAAACCATTGCTTTTACTTTCGGGTGGTTATATAAACAATTTATTTCTTCATCTGTTAAATCACCATGAATTAAATAAACATTTGGTAATTTACTTCCTGCTACTGTTTTTCTAATATCATCTATTTTTCTTAGGATTGTATCTCTATCCATAATGGAAGCTGCTCCTTGAGATGTTTTTAGGATCAATGCAGGTTTATTCTTTTTATTTTTAAATACTTCTAAAAATGCCTTAATCATGTATCCTACATTCTTTCTATCTTCAGCATATTCACCTTGTAACCAATGTCCTACAAACAAATAACAAAATTCTTCTTTAATTGTATTTAAGTCATCATATACATCAAAATCAGTTAATATATCTGATTTAAAATATTTATTTAAATCCGCTCCTTCAAATAATACTTCAATTGGTTTTTTAAGTTCAATTTTATTTACAATTTGACCTGCTTGATTTTTTTGTTCAAATACACTTGATTGGAATACTTTTTTAGAATGTTCTGATGATACTAGATTTAAATTCATTCTATTACATCCATCAATCCAACTAGGATCACATATTGTTGTTTCAATACCTGCTGTAACACCAATATTAAATTTACCTACTGGCTGGAATTCATTTGGTACTGTAATTTGGATCCATACATCTGGTTGTTTAGGAACGCTCATTGTAAGAGCATTTATGATTCTTGATTTCAAATCAACATCTTCTTTAATATCATCTTTTAAATAGTTCCAAGGAGTTTGTCCCCATCTTTGAGCTATAATTTTAATATCCCATTCTTTGTCTTTAGCTTTAATTAAAGATTTAACAAAATCACGAGATCTAGCTCCATATCCACTATATGTGTCAATAGGGCAACTTACTATACAAAGTGGTTTACTCATAACGAAATTACAGTTTTATTTTGTTTTGCAGGTAATTCTTCTATTTTAATAAAATCATATGGGCTTCTTGGTTCCCATTTTTCAAAAGTTTGATCAATATATTTAATAGCATTTTTGGCCATATTTTTAGATGACATCATTGATTCATCTGATGTAACCCATTCGCGAGCAGCTTTACTATATTTTTCATACAGTTCTGGGTATTTAGTTTTAGCTTTATATAATGTTGTTATTTGATCTGCTGCATCTCTAAAATCAGCTCTATCATCAAATATATAAGGTGTTGGAATAGAACCTACAATTGATAAATTAGATGGGAATACTGGAAAGGCCCATTCACCACATTTGGTGTATTTTCCAAAATGATTTGATCCAAATTCTTCTGTGAACTTAACCCACTCACCATTTTCATCTTCAAAGCGCATTTGGTCTTGCATACCACCAGTTACATTAGCTATAATTGGTTTTCCACACATCATTGCTTCTGTAAGTGATAATCCCCAACCTTCATTAGATGAAATTAAAATACAAGCATCCATTAAATTATAAAGCATGTTCATTTGCTCAGGAATAAATCTATTTACACCTGTAAGGAATACGTTTGGTGGATTTTTACCCCAAATCATTTCCATTACTGCTGGTATATCTGTTCCATTTTCATCTAATGGTTGTGTATGAGCAAGTAATGCTACTTTATCTTTTTTATCTTCTGGGAGTTGATCTACAAATACTTTCCAAGCCATTAATACATCAGGAAATGATTTACGTCTGATGTTTCTAGAGTTGAATCCAAGAACAAAATCATATTCTTTGTCTTTGAATATTTGTTTTTTAAATTTCTGTAATTCATCCCATTTTTCACTTTTTTCATTAATAGGAAAGAATACTTCTTCATTTATACCATGAGGCACATATCCTATTACTTTATCTTTTGCTTTATCCCCTAATACAACACGATTAATATTTTCTGTTTGTTTACTAATTGCTAGTAAAGCATCACAAGATTCATAAAAAGCTTTATTGTAAATTGGATATGGTAATGAATCCCAAATATTAAGATAAATAATAGGAACTTGAGAACGTATTTCACGCTCATGTGTCCATAACCAAACCCAATATCTAGGATCAGTAAATAGCATTATAGCATCTGGTTTTTCAATTGCCATAACATCTCTTACTCTTTCGATTGTTCCATATCCTGAATTAGGGTATAGAAACACACTAGCATCTTCAATTCCATTAAATTTATTTGAATCTTCACTTAAATCCAGTTTTTTACCTTCGTCTGGATTTTTAATTGTGCTTCCTAGATTTACCCAGTTGTAATGGTGGCAAGTGCCTAAAATCATTTCTCTTGCCATTGTTGCAATACCAGATGTTGTCCTTACATCATCACACAACAATAAAATTTTCTTTCGTTGTTCTTGGGGAATATAACCTTCTTTCATAATTAAGTTTAAAAATATTAAAGACTACCACTCATAACCAACTCAGTGTGGTTATGTAATTGCTTGCGAAATTCTTCATCACTTAAATACAAATGTATTGCTCTATTAGTTAATTTTTGCAAATTGAATTTGTTTTTAATACTAGCAACTTTGAATTCCTCAAACAAGTCTTGATGTACTTTTACACTTGTAAGCGTCAGTTTTTCATTTTTACTTGCCATAAACTATATATTTTGATATAAATATATATTATTTTATAAAGAATTTAATTTATTACAAAGAGAAGGATTATTATTAAATTGACACCATTTACATAAAGGCCCTACTTGTTTTAAGTATTCTTTAACTAATGGTTTTCCATCCTTGCCAAAGCAATCTTCTATAAATGTACGAAAACCCTCTACGGTAGCCGAACGTTTTCTAGTTCCTGAAGCAGGAATAAATGATTGTATTCTAGGTATTGGGTATTCACTTTCCTCCCAGATTTTACGTTTTACAATGAAAAATTCAACATCAATTTTATCTACATCCCAATTAAATAACTTGCTAAAGTATTCTTTATAAAGTATAATTTGTGATGTTTTAGTTTCGTTTCGTTTATCTTCATCTCTCCATCCACGTTTTGAAGTTTTAATATCGAATATTTGTAATTTATCTACTGCTTCATTATATAGGATAAAGTCAATGTATCCTTTAAATTTAACATTAGGATACTGTTCATGTGGAGTAAATGATAATGGAAATTCAATTCCAACAAGGTGTGTTTTACGAGTTGAAAAATATTCGCCTCGTTTTTTAAGGAAGAATTCTAATATTGATCTTCCATCTTCAAAGTATTCTGCCATTTCATCAGCTGAGGAGAAATGTACTTTGTTGTTTTGTTCAAATCCTTTCTTGTATTCTTCTCTAAAGGTATTTTCAAACAATTCAACAATATCCTCTCTGTCAGCAGCAGCACCACTTTGTTCATACATTACTTTAAGATAATGTTGAAGTGCAGTATGCATTGCTGTTCCAAATGTAAGTTCTATACTTGGGGGATTCTTATGTTTATCTACACTTTGGAGTTTCCATTTATGAGGACATTGTTTCCAAGTAGAATACTGTGAGTAGGAAACTATTTTTTCTTTACTCCAATCAATTTCTGTTTCTTTATGCTCAAGTAGAGGCTTTAGATGCTTTGGTAGCTTTTTCATCCTTCAACAACTTTTTAATTTCATCATCATCTATTCCTCTACTACTTAAGATGCTTTTTATGTCATCTTGTTTTAGTATGTGGATATATTCTTTTATTTCTCTAGTTGATATTTTAAAATGATCTGCTAGTATAGTTAATAATTCACTATTTGCTTTAGATTTAGTTGACTTAATATACTTGGCAAATACTTTATTTTCAGGTAAATACTTACAGTATATTAAATATATTTGATCTGGTTTTAACTGCCAAAATTGTTGTAAGTAATTGGCTAATTCAATGTATGGCTCATACATTGATACAAGTCGATGTATCATATAAGGATTAAATGTTGCTTGATCTTCTTCATTAAATGTAGACCAAGGATCCTTAATGTATGTAACCTGTTTAAACCAATCGAATATAGTCATTACTACTTATCTTTAGGCATGAAATCATTATTTACGTGTCCGCATTTAGAACAAGTAAATACTGGGATAGGCATAAGTGCATCTTGGGCAGTGCCAGCTACGAAACGAGATATTTTACGTAGTAATACACCTTCAATAAACACTTCATTTTCACATTCATCACATTTAATTGGTGTTGTGTCTTTTAAAGCCACATTCATGTTAACTTGCTGTTGTTGACTCATTTTATTTAATTTAAATTTTTAATATATTGTTCTAATTTATCTGTTGGATGCCATCCTAATCTATCAACAGCATCGTTATTAATACGAACAGTTTCTCTATAATTTCCTTTTACATCAGGTAAATGTACGACCTCTTTATTAAACATCCTAGCTACCTCATTAATAGAATAATTTTTACCTGTGCCTAATTCCCAAGCATCATCG